CTCGATGCAGCTTACCTTCGCTACGCTGCCGAGCAATGTCTTGGGTTCGCTGATTGCGACACCATGTCCAGCGCGAAGGCCTATATCGACTCCCACAAATACTGATTGCCTCAAATCAAGGGCAAAATTTCACCTACCTTTTTGCCCTCCTTTCGCAGCATTCATTTTTCTTGCCAGTTTCACAAATAAAACCTTGTCATCATCCATCTGGTGATTAGAATTTTGACATGAACGTAATTAGTACGATTCTTGCAATAGCATAATCCATGCCGAGAACAATATGACACCGGAAGACAACGGGCGGAAAAAAGTTATACGCGAGATGGAGCGGGAAGCCGAAGGGCTGCTTGCTCAATCCGGTCTGCATGAGATGCCAGACGGAACACTCATGAACAATGAGGAGATGGCTGTTGACTCCAGTGGCGAGTATGAGCCGCAACAGGAGCACGGTCCATCCGACAATCCGATGGAGCCTGATATCGAGGACGACGAGGCCAGCGAGGCCCAGCAGGAAGCCATCATGGCCATTGCCCATTCGATCCTCAAGACCAGGGAAGAGGCTATACAGTACCGCTCGAACTCCGGCATAGAGCGCTGGTGGAGAATCAGCGAGCAGATGCTCGACTACTCCCAGGATCTGGAAATGGCACCGGCAATGATCGACTACGCCGCAGGAACCGCCCCCGTGCCGAACACCGGGGTCAGGCGCTCGCGAGTCGTCATGAATTTGGTAAGGGGCCGATGTGAGGTTTCACTCGGTCGCTTCGAAGACATCCTTCTTCCGGTCAGGGATCGGAACTGGGGATTCAAGGTTACGCCGAACCCCGAGGTCATGAAGATGGTCGGGGATCTGCGCATGGCCACGTCAGGCGGTGCCCCCGTCATGATGACGAACGGCCAGCAGGCGAACATGGACCAGGCAGCAAAGGCGATCAAGGTCAAGGCCGAGAAGGCCATGGTGGGCATGGAAAAGGTTGTCCACGACGCCCTGGCCGAGTGCAGCTTCAATAGCGAAGAGCGTAAGGTCATGGAGAACGCCGTCAACCTTGGCACCGGCATCCTGAAAGGACCGTGCATCTCCCGTAAGCTCAAGAAGGTATGGAAGCGCGAACAATCAGCGAATCCGAAGATCGAGAACGGACCTCCAGTATGGGTCAGGAATCTTGAGTACAAGGAAGACAACAAGCCGATCTCTCTGTCGGTAAGCCCGTGGAATGTGTACCCTTCCGCAGACTGTAAGGGAGATCCGAGCAAGGGGTCTTATATCTGGGAGAAGGACACGATCCGCCCCCGCGATGTGCAGCGCCTCATCGGACTGCCAGGCTACAGCACCAAGCAGCTTGAGTCAGTGCTCGAGGAGGAGCCAAAACGAATCATGGTCACATACGACCAGCACGGCAACTACATGAAGATCCAGGAGGAGAATGCAAACCTGGGTGAGGTGTACGACCTCTGGGAGTATAACGGAGAGGTCAGGCGCGAGTACATGGAGCTGTTGGGCTGCACCTGTCCTGTCGGCAGACCGGTATCGGCCAGGATAGTATTTATCAACGACCGCCCCGTAAAGGCAACGCTGAATCTGCTTGACACTGGCGATCTTCCCTACGACTTCTTCACCTGGACCAATATCTCTGATGTCCCGTGGGGAGCTGGCGAGCCGATCAAGATCATGTGGGCACAGCGTATCATCAATGCCGTATGGCGGCAGATGTGCGACAATGCCGGTGACTCTGCGGGCGCGAATATCGCGATCATGGGCCTTGAGCCTGACGATGGCGTCTGGGAAATCAGCGGCAAGAAGTTGTGGAGATGGGACGGCGAGACGGACCTTGACGATATCCGCAAAGCCATTACCCAGGTCCAGGTAGAGAACAATCAAGCCCCCCTTCAAGCCATGCTTGAGCTGGCCCTGAAATTCATCGACTTGATGACGGCCACGCCAACCATATTCCAGGGTGAGGCCAAAGAGGCACCCGACACTCTCGGTGCCACCAATATCGTGGTTGACTCCTCGAACGTCACCTTCCGCTCCAAAGTGAAGCGATGGGATGACCAGGTAACCACTCCGCACCTTCGGAGATGGTACGATTTCGAGATGCAGTACCATGAGGACGATTCGATCAAGGAAGACCTCGACGTTGATCCACGTGGCGCTTCGGTCCTGTACGAGAAAGACCAGATGCGTCAGCAGATCCTCCAGATCTTCCAGCTGAAAGCAGACCCTGACATCAACAGGAAGACCGACTGGGACAAGGCTATCGAGCTGTTCTACTCAGCCAGCCACCTGGACATTATCAAGGATCAACCGGCAGAGGGTGAGCAGCAGCCACAAGGACCGCCGAGTCCTGACCAGATCCAGCTACAGGTTGCGCAGGTACGGGCCGACAGCCTTATGCAGGTAGCCATGCTTAAGCAGCAGCAAGCCGAGGCAGAGATGGCCTTCAAGTCCACTGAGGCCGACAAAGAGCGACAGCATGAAGCGGCTATGAAGCAAGCCGACCTCCAGATCAAGATGATGGAGTACGCCGAGAAGCGGAATATCAACCTCGACAATCTCAGGGTCCAACTGGCTCTTGGCGGCGAGGGGATGAACATGCAGTGGAAACTGGCCAACCAGGGCCGACAGGATTCCATACAGGAGCGACAGGAAGGCCGACAGGATTCGAAAGAAGAGCGAGCTGAAGAGATGAACGAGCGTAGGGTAGAGCGATCAGAAAATCGTGTCGCCACCCCGCAAGTCGCCACCCCTCCGACCGAACCTCCAGGCAGGGCACCCGTAGGTGAGGCCTACCCGAGATGAGCGAGATCGACAACCAAGAAATTGAGCTGGTAATTCCCGCCTATTTTGACGAGAGTTCCCAGACGTGGGCTGCAATCAAGGAGATGCTCGAATCCCTCCTGGCCGAAACAAGGAAGCGAAACGACTCTTTCCGCAATACGCCGGATCAAACCGCCGCCATTCGTGGAGAGGTCAAGCTGTTAAAGCAACTGTTGAAGATACCTGAGAAGGTAAGAAAAGGCCGCGAAAAGCGCCCACAAACTATCCGCCAGGACTTTTAAGCCGCTGCCGGGGAGAGGAGTAATCCATGTTCGAGGAAGAAACCGTAGTACCGCAAATGTCGCAAGAAGAGATCGACCTCCGGAATGAACTGAATAAGGAAGTTTTCGAAGGGGCCGAAGGTATTGAAGCGCTGCCGCCTGCACAAGCCGCCAGTGAGGAAGATGCCGCTGCCCTCGAAGCCGCCAAGAAAGCAGAGCAGGAGAAAGAGGTTGACCCATGGGAGGGTGTTGCACCAGTCCTTCGTCAGGCGATTGAGAGTATCCAGTCGAGACTTGGCGGATTTGACGCTTTCGGCGAACGGTTGAAACAGGCCGAGAATCGGGTTGGTGGAATTGATAACAGGCTTCGGGATATGAAGGCCGCATTCCCGGCTGCAAAGCAACCAACCAGACAAGATGTAGAAGCCGCCCTGGCGAGCAATGCTGGATTCAAGGTATTCAGCGAAGACTTTCCTGATCACGCAAACGCCTTCAAAGAGATCCTGATCGCCACCTCATCCGGTGCCGGTCCCGCTGGGATGTCGATGGAGGATGTTCAGAAAATGCGCGATGAGATGAACACCAACTTCGAGGAACGCCTGAATAAACAGCAGCTCGGATTCGAGCTAAAGCTTCTCCGTAGCAAGTACAAGAACCATGTCGCACTGATCAAGGAGCCGACCTTCGAGCCGTGGCTACAGACTCAGTCTCCCGAGATGAAGGCGAAATTTGGTTCATTTGATGCCCTGGATGGTATCGACCTCCTTGACGAGTACACAGCGTATAAGGCGAAAGCCGCAGCGCTGCCGAATACCGCGAAGGAGCGACAAGATAGGCTGGCATTAGCCGCCGAAAATAAACGTACCACCACGGCAGTGAAACAAAAATCCGAGGCTGACATGACCGAGGCAGAATACCGCGATCATGTATCCAAACAAATTTGGGGGAAATAAGCAATGGCCACTCAAACCTATTCTCTTGTTCCGGGCAGGAACCTGATTCGAGCAGAACTCGAAATGCTGAAGTATGCCGAACCCTACTTTGTGTTGGGATCTTTCGGTATGCAGAAAGAAATGCCGCTCAACAAAACGGAGACGCTGGTCTTCCGTCGAGTTGACCCGTACAATATGGCCGCAAACGGA